TTAAATCGTCGGCCGATGTTCCGGCGTGATCTCCAGCGCGATATGAGTCACCCGCCCGATAATCGTCACCTCGTCCAGCGCCTCTCCCTCGATCGCCTCGCCGTCCTCAGTTATCAGCGCCCTGCCCGACAACTTCCCGATCTGCCCTTCCCCGAACAACTCGAAAGCCACCGTGTCACCCTGACCTGCCCTTAATGACCGGTCGATGATCACTACGCGGCCCACGTCATTAATGATCAGCGTTGCCGATGGGCGAGGAATCAGCAGCTCGTTCAGGTCAATCCGCTTCTCGATGTAATCATTTGCCGGTGATGGAAAGCCCATGATCAGTATCTCCCGTTGTTTGAGTTAAAGAAAAAGAACGTCCGGCGCTCACCTTCCTCTGTTGAGATATCTTTAAAGCCGTGCTGGTAATTCTCGATCCAGCGGTTGGCTTCCTTCAATGACCAGTGGTGATTTAGCGCTGCCAGCTCGCGCACAAAGTCAGCTGTGCGCACGATGCGACGGCCGCCAGGCTCATGAACGATGCTGTTTCTGAATGCGATGGGGATTTCGTAGTAGCGAGGCATGATGCCCTCCCGTCAATAATAACTGTATATACATACAGTATTATCATTTTTGGGGAGGGATCAAGAGGTACTGGCGGGGTTTTTGATAAGTGGGTGATGCGCTGGAGATTTTAGAGCGTAAGCCCGTATACCGATTTATAGAACGCTGTAAGTTTTGCCAGCATGGCTGCGCCTGCCGTGGCTGTTACTGCAACGTTACACATAATCAGGTCTGAAATGTTGCCATCCCAGAACTGCGATCCCCCCGGCAGGGCGCCGAGCGCAAACGGGGATGTTGAAGGCGCGCCAGCTGCAGCAGCGGTATACGTAATGCCCCCCATACGAATGAAAATGCTGACTCCGTCAAAACCGCATGCAAATGCGAACGGCTTATTAAGTTCAAGGGTGGGACCAACTGCCGTGGCTGTGCCGTACTGGAAAACCAGCTTACCCGCGTTCGCCCCAGATATTGACACAGCCAGGATGGCGCGTATGGTGGCCGATGTGAACGTGCCGCACATTGTGCATGACGCGGCCAGCGTTCGCAGAGTAGCCACACCTGACCACGTGTATGGACTGGTCAGCACCAGCGTATCACCGCTGAAAATGCTGCGATCGGATTCCGACAGGTTGAACTGTGCACCTGCGTATGAGCCGAACAGCCCGGCAACCAGTGTCGCGCCGGTGATATCTGAAGCGCGGGTTAGCTTACTGGTTGTGCTTTTTTTATCATTAAACGACACGATATCAGTGCCGATCAGCGTTACGTGGTTTGCGTCAGCCTGGAACCAGTGCAGGAGGCCAGCATCAGCCAGAATTGAACCGGCCAGGCTTTCACCTACCGGGAGAGTCGAATTATTGAAGTTTTGTGCAACAACGATGCCCGGCATAAGTTACTCCGTTACAGTGATTTCAAAGCGAATGGCGTAGTGGCGAACGGCATCAGGGATGTTGACACCCTGCCGGTTCCACCATGATTTCCTGCCAGATGCGACCATCAGATTTCCCCGGCGCGTCGGCCAGTACGTCACGTCGCTGAATGCGTCGATCGCATAGCGCAGCGTCCGGTTCCCGACTGACGGGGCTGCAGCAAGCGTGATTCTGACGGTTCGCGGGCCGGTGATGGCCACATTGCTGACTACCGATCCGGGGAATGAAAAACCGTGATTAAGCGTATCCGGCACCCAGTCACTGTCGATCGCCAGTTTTGCGCCGAACGGGTCAAGCGGCGTGCCTTCGAACGTCACGTCAATGACATTGCCCGTCAGAACTGCGGATACCGGTTGCACCGGCTTCCAGGCCCCTTTATCGACAATGCTGCTGTAAACATCAGCGTAGGTTTCGCCGAGCATCAGACGCCCCTCCGGCCCGGTGTGAACCGTGCTCGGCCCGGTGGATTCATCGCCCAGCTTAAACTGATACATCGGCCCGGCGAGGAAGCAGTCGGCACGGGTTTTCGCAACGTCCCACTGGCCCTGGCTCGCATAGTTTTCACCGCTGGCCGCTTTACTCATGTTCGTCTGCCAGATAGCCACCTTCACAGCGTCGGCCTGGCCGGTTGCGGCTTTGAACCCCGGCAGGATCGTCGTGAAAAGATTATTCAGCTGTGTGGCATAGTTTTCCCGGCCAGTCGGCCCCGCCTCACCCTGAATCCACTGCATCACATCCAGCACCGCAGAACGCCCGTAACTGGCCGCCAGCGCAGCAGAGCGCTGCAGGAACGTCACGGCGTTCTCATAGTTCCAGAACCCGCTCGTTGCATTGGGGAAAAACGACGTTATCGGCTGCGAACCATGCCATGCGGTAGCTGCGATATAACCCGGATCATCACGGCCCAGTTCAGCATTTCGCTGAGTGATACCGTAAACTGAGCAAATAGCCGGTGACTGCGCAGTGGTGTAATCGAGGGCAGGAACGAAATCTGTGAGTGTTGCGCCAGCGAGCTGGACTGTACCCTGTTGACTGCTGCCATTCACACCGGCGAATCCCCAGGTTGAAAATGGCCACGGCGCATCATTCACCACACGCCCCGTTGATCCCCCCAACCCGGCATTTGACTGGCCGTAAACCAGCACAATGCGGATCGCCGTCGCCAGCGGTGCGGCCATAACCAGTGTGTTTTGCCCGCCGGAAATAAGCTGCCGGGCCTCAAAAGTTCGCGCCCCTTTGTCCAGCACCGATGCGGTATTGAATACATCGCCCTGAGCATGACGTGGACTGAATACGCGCGCTCCCCAGATCCCGCGAATGTTCGGGACTGATGAATCGCCTATTTTGCTGGCTATATAAGCTATGGAGTCATCATCTAGTAGCGCAAAAGCCAGCCCGGTATCCGGGTTATAACCAATCCCAATTCGACCGTCCGCGGACGATTTTACGATCGCAACCAACGTTGGCCCGTCACGCGGGGGGATATCCGCCGTTCCGGGAACAGTAAGGTAAGCAGCAGAAAGTCCGCCGTCATTAAGCACTCCGACCACTCGCTTATCCGCTGACAGAACAGGAAAGGCAAATCCCGCCACACCATCACGATACATATTCTGCGACTGCATCTGACGCAACTGTCGAAGCAGCGTTGTCACCATCTGTGCGCCAGCCATCCAGGCAACCGGCACTGCTGCCCCGGCTATGTTCTGGTAATAGATGAATGACAGCTCAGATTCCGGCCCCTGCGGGGTTCGAAAATATTGCCCTTCGGTGGTAGCGGCAAGCCCGGCAGCTTCTGAAGAAAAGGTGAAGTTCGCTGTATCAAGAGAGGTGATGATGGTATCAATCTCAGCCAGCTTTTCTGCAGTATCAGCTTCCATGCCAGCCCATGTTTTACGAACCACGTTCAGGCGGTCGGTATAATTCACATCCTGTGAGTTAACTATTTCATCCATTTTTTCCGCGTTAAATTTCAGATTGCGCGGTGCATTGCTCGGAACAGGATCGTTATTTGGGATGGTCGCCATAATTTTTCCAATAAAAAACCCGGCACAGTGGCCGGGTTGTTGGTAGATGAAAGCTGTCAGGGGTAAATCAGATCGCTGTATTCGGACAGCGTGAAAGCAGTCGTTCCGTCGCTGTTTGGCTTCTTCTCATCGACACGCCAGAGAGTGGCATCCATTTCCTCCTGAGTGGCGATGACATAGCGCGACGGCGACTGAACCTCGTAGCCGTCCCAGATGTTCAGTGCGATAGCCGGCAGAGCCGTGGTGAAGCCGAAACGCGTATCCGCCCGAGACGTTGCCGGGTAGCGCGCTGAAGTCCTTCCCAGGCTGTCAGTGACCGTGACAAACATCGCGCCGGCGAAAGCGATCGCCTCACTGGTGTCGAAGTTATTGCCGGTGCGCTTCACGATGTACCCGGACTGCTGATTGACGTCGTATGTATCCGGCACCTGCACAACATCGCCGACAGAAACATACTGCCCGTCGGCCAGCGTGGTGCACGTCATCTTCCCGCGTGAGTAAACGAGCCGGTTCACTTCCAGCAGCGCCCTGTCGCGCGCCTGATACTCGTTGCGGCAGCCGATCAGCTTAATCTTCAGCGGAGATTCAGCGGCCTGCTCAACGATGCCGGTGGCGGTGATCCGGTAGCGAATGTAGGTCTTTTTGTTCGTTACCGGGCTCACATACTCAATTTCTACTCCGTCATAGCCGCCGGGCATCGTCATCTCGTACGTGATTTTGTACTCGTCGGCGGTCATGTTCGATCGGTTGAATGTCGTGGCCGGATACAGCACACGCTCATCGCGAACGAACGACAACACGCCATCTTCCCAGAACGCAATGACCCTGGCCGCGTCACAGATGCTCTGCGCCCTGTTGCCCAGCGAAATATCCTCGTCGTCAAACGTGTAATCGAAATATCCCAGGCGCGCATCCGGGAGGCTGGCGGCGATCTCATACAGGCCGTACAGGTCGATGGTGCCTGGTGATTCTTTGCCGATCACCAACCACTCGTGCGCCAGCGCGTCGGCGAACGAGCGGGACGCCCGCAACGTATAATCAACCTGCCGCGTGGCCATGTTGTAGCTGATGGTGTGCCGGGTGATCAGCGCGTTGTATTTGCGCTCACGAACGCCGGTGGCCTGCTCAGTGGCGCGAACCGTAACCCGCACCAGAGAATCGTCAGCGTGAACCTCATTTGTGCGGACGCGAACGGAGTGAATCTCGGACAGTTGCAAAACGCTGTCGCTTTGAGAGTTGTTGGTTCGCGTGATCGTTACCGCATACCTGCCATATCCTGCAGCGGGGGTGAATTTAAACGTGCGATAAACGTAATCAGCCTCACCCTTCGGGTTATGGATCTCAACATCGTGCGTTTCTGCCGGTTCAAGCTGAGTATTATCCTCGTCGACCTTCCACAGCACGATCCGCGCCGGGCTGTCATAGCCACCACCAAGTTGAGCCTGGAAATGAACCCACAACTGCTCACCCTCTACAGGTGAGAAATACGGGCCCAGCGTCATCGGTTGGTTATCGTTAAGCACGAATTTAGTCATATTAATGACAGCATCAGCCGGGATAGTTTGCGCATCGGCGCCGCTAAGGTCATCAAAGTAGAACGTGTAGTATCTTTCCGGATCCACCATCTCACCGTCATCGGTCAGCGTCGCGTTAAACAGGTTAGCGTTGAGTGTTGCATCACGCGTTACACTCCCACTGGCCGTGCCGTAAGTAACGTTAATGACAAACGTTACAGCGTGCGGAAACGCCAGGCTGTAGAAGTAGTCGAACTCATCCTGTTTGATTATCTGCATGGCTATCTGGCCGCCAGACAGCGTACCGGAAACAACGGCACTGGCCGTAGCGCTGTAGGCCGGGAAATCCTCGCTCTCATTCGGGCCGGGGACTTCCTGCCCGTCGACGTCGTCGAACTCGAACCCTTCATAAATCACAGGTATTACCTGCCCCGGCTCAAACACCTGATAACTGGCACCGGCCAGCGAACCGAGGTTCGACTCGGAGTAGCGCACGCTGTCCACGGTGTAGTTTCCGATCCCAAAATTCATCCACTCGGTGACGTACTTCACGTTGTCGATAAACTCAAACATGGACTCCTGGATCAGGTCCGGGAACGCGCGCACCTGTCCGTATACGTCAGGCCTCGCCTGGTAGGTTCTAGCCACGTTCGTCTGCCCGGTCAGCTTATTGTTCGGGCTCTCTTTGCTGTTGTTATCAGCGACCGAAAACGACGACTTCGGCGCGAGAAAGGAGAAGATTTTGGAGATGACTTTAAATACCGGGCTGAGCACCTTGCCGATCACGCCCTTCGGTTGATCGAACACCTGCACCCGATCGCCATCCACCAGCGCAAATCCCACCTCATCGTCCAGCCCCAGTTCACGGCCATTCACCACGACCACCACATCCGCGTGAATGTCGGTGCTTAACAGCCAGTGGGCCAGCACGGTACCGGTCGGAACGCTGATCCGCTCCTTTGGTGCGCCGGGTAACCTGACTAACAAAACCCTGACTGACGCCGACGGTAATTGCATAGTCAGACTGGCTGATACCGTTCTGTTTTAGGTAATCGTTAAGATCCATATCGTTCTCCACGCTTAGACAAAAGCAATATTAGTGCTACTGATTACAAAAAGCAATAGAAGCACTATTTGAAATTATTAGTATTACGAATAAAATCGAGAGCATGGCAAAGAAAAATGTAATCACTGAAGAAGACGTTCAGATCGCACTTCGCTTGCGAAGCATCTGGGACGCAAAAAAAGAACAGTTGGGACTTAGCCAAGAGAAGGCTGCTGGCTTCTTTGGGTTCAGTACTCAGGCTGCCATTAGTCAATTCCTTAATGGTAAAGCTCCTTTAAATACTGAAAATATCCTAAAATTTTCAGCGCTCTTACGCGTTCAGCCAGAAGAAATCAGCCCCAGCATCGGCCACCTGCTAGCCCACATTAGAAGCCCTGAGGGTGTAATAGAAGATACGGCTCACAAACAGCAGTTTGAATATCCGCTTTTTACTTCTGTTCAAGCAGGTTCCTTTGCCGAGGTAGGCTCATACACTGAAACTAATGCTAAAAATTGGGTAGCGACAACCAAAAAGGCCAGCGACAAGGCTTTCTGGCTTGAAGTGGCTGGGCACTCAATGACAGCGCCGCAAGGCAGCAAACCCAGCTTCCCAGAGGGAATGTTGATACTCGTGGATCCGGAAGAGGACGTAGAGCCTGGTGATTTTTGTGTAGCTGGTATTCATAACGACAGCGAAGTGACATTCAAAAAGTTCGTGTGGGAAGACGGCAAGCCATGGTTGGAGCCATTGAATACCAACCCGCGCTACCAAAGCATTGAGTGCAATGAGTTCTGCCGCATCATAGGCAAAGTGGTTAAGGCTCAATGGCCGGAAGAAACTTTTAGATAGCCTTCACCAGGGGCTAAAGGGATAACCCAGCTCAGGGAGGGCGCAGTGGAAAGAGTTAAAGACAAATCAGCATCAGGGCTGGTTGAAACGTGAGCAGTAACGCAGGGAAGCCCACACTGGAATAATCATAAGGCGGTAAAAATGAAGATCGGCTATCTGTTCCCAGCAGCCTGTGGCATAGCAGGCGTGGTGCTGCTGGTGTGGTTTATCGCGAGTGGCGCTTGGATGCCGGGTGGCTAATAGCCGATTTGGCTGCTAACTACCAACCATGGCTAATAGCGTTACCTGCAGGGTTGCAGGCGTAGCGATTAGCATAAAGCTACGTTCAGCTATAACTTCAGAGAACAAAAAGAGTATCGCGTTTGTTATGTTGAACTTCTACAGGCAGCCAATTGCAACTATGTTTTAGTTGCACTAACCTTTCTATAGGATGTAATCTTCATGAGCAAAAAAGACAAGCTCAGGGCTAGGCTTGATTCAATCCCCAAAGATTTTACTTGGGAGGAATTAGTTTCGCTCATGAATTTGAATGGATTCCGTATGTTGAATGGGAAAGGTTCAAGGAGGAAATTTTTCAATGAAACGTTTAATCGAGTGGTGTCATGCCACGAGCCACACCCAAGCTCTATCGTAAAAAAATACGTTTTGGAAGAAGTTAAAGCGTTGTTGGATGAGCTAGAAAATTATGAATAAATTATTGAAATATAAGAACTACTTCGGAAGTATTGAAGTCTCTACAGAAGATATGATCTTGCATGGAAAGATTGAGTGTATCAATGACGTAGTGACATACGAAGCCGAGACCTTGACTTCTTTAAAAGAAGCTTTCGAGGAAGCCGTTGATGATTACCTTGAAACTTGCAAAGAACTCAATCGCGCAGCAGACAAACCAATGAGTGGTACGTTTAATGTCCGCATCGGTGAAGATCTGCACAAAAGAGCCTATTTGCAAGCAAAATCTAACGGAATGAATTTAAACGAGTTTATCAAGGACGCCGTTAAGGAAAAACTTGAAAGTAGAAAAGAGTATCATTTCCATTTTGATCGTAAAACGGAAGATAAGTCTCTCGCGCTAACTTTCGGCTCCCAACTTAAAACTGGCAGCAAATGGAGCGTAACTAATGTTAAACGCACATGGAGTGGACATCATGATGCTTAAAGGCATTGGTTTTGATGGTTTTAACACAAAATCAGCAAGTTACGAAATAAATGATATCTCAGAAAGAGGGTCTTTTAATGTTTTCTTCTCAGATCCTGATGTAACTATTAGCAAAGAAACTGATGTGCAATATCAGCAGATTCTGATGAAGTTTGAAGTAAGCATGCTTGGCTATGCAGAGGGGGTTGATCCCGAGAAGGAAGACTCCGAGGTGGCATTTGAGGCTCAGTTTACAATCGAAACTTACTTCACGGATCACAATGAAAATCCTATGAATGAAAACGACATTCAGGAAAACATGTGGTTTTTCGAAAACTTTAATCAGATTTCCACTAGAATTGCAGCTGATAGCACATTTAAAAATAGCGACATAAATCACATACCAATTCCTTGGACAGCCAAGTCGGCTTTGCTGGCTGAATAACGATATCTGTATTTTTCAATCAAAACTGTCCTCGCTCCAAGAGCCCGCCCCGCGCGGGCTTTTTTATGTAACAGGTAACCGCCCCGTTCTCACCAGTTCCGCCGCATCCCGATAAACCCCCTTCCCTATCACGTTGGTCTCGCTAAGTCTCATCTCTTCCAGTTTCTCAGATAACGTGTACTCCGCTATGCGCTCTCCGCTGAACTTCAACTCCAGCACCGCACTGCCAATCGCATTGGCGATCATTACCACTCTTTCTTCATCCATTTTGCCCCCGTTATAGCCCAAATTTCACTCAAAACAGCTTATCAAAATGAGTTGCCATTGGCGCGGTTAAAAATAAATCACCTTATAAATCAGTTATTAGTAGCACCATTGGATATATTTATTAGAAGCACTATTTACTATCAACATTAGCAGCACTATTATTAACCCCATCAGCACAACGCAGCCCACCGCAGAACGCTGACCCGCTCTTTAACAATTCGGTTTTCACAGCAGCCAGAAGCGGCCAACGCTCCCGGCAAAACGAAATAGCGCCGGTAAGGATACCAGGCAGGCGGGCGATTCATCTGCGGGTGATAGTTCGCGAAGGGGAATCCGTAACCACGACGTGCTGCTGTGCAAATTGAAGCGCCCCGACGCAGGGGTGATACCAGAGGAGATAAATCATGTAACAGCTAAACGGATAGACCGCTTATGCACACCCCGCCGGGTGAAGCATCGTGAAGATGGCGTATACGGTCTGGCTCCCACGGCGACGTAGTGAGGGAGAGGAAGCGAAAGCATCACTGAGTTTACGGTTGGCGCCCGGTTTAACGCACTAAGCAGCCTCAAATGAAGACCGGGAAACCGGCGCTGGCCACTGCGAGAGTGTGGCGAAGTTTTCTTCGAGCTGCGCCAGCGCCAGTGAGGCAGTCACAGCCGGACCGGTTGTCCGGGGCTTAGGCTGATAGCGTGGGCTGGCGCAGCATCAAAGAGAATTTTTATCCCGAAGGCTAATCAGCTTCTGCTTTTTCTCTTCCAAGCTCTCTCTGGTGTCAGCGATAGCGATCACCATGTAATCACTTGAGCGGCCCCGAATAAAGGCGCCAGCGTTCTTTTCCATCATTCCGGACATCGTATCAGTGATGTATCCATTTTGTTCTTTGCTGTAGAGAAGCACGAAAAAATCACCTTTAACTTCCATTGAGGTACCTATGTATAAAGTTGAAAACGTTAGAGTTATGTTCATTGATGATTCTGACATTCAGGATCCAAACGCAACGCTTGGTGATGGTGCGCTGAAACCTGAAGTCGACAAGGCCAACCTGTACGCTGACATCATTATTTATCAAAACAAAGTGATTAAAAACTATTTCGGCCAGGCTGAAAAATTCCCCCTCAAAAAAGATTAACGCCTCACCAGGGCAAGCCCGGAGTACCGCAGCAGTTGATTGGGCTTAAAAGTAAAGGCGGTGGATAGCCGGGCATCATCCCGGCACACAACGGAAAGAGCATTGCACCGGATATGTGGCCAGCCCCTGAGTAACTCCCCCTGGCGGCAAGGTAGTGAGGTCGCAAAGGCGACGTTACGGGAAACGCGGCGCAAGGTGGTCAAATGCAGTGCTCTCCCTGTTGTGCTGAAAGCTGACGTATGTGCAGAAAGCCACTCCGGTGAAGCTGCCGCCTCGGGCGGCCAGCACGACATAATTATTCATTCAGGAGAAAGCGTGGGTAATAAAATCACTCTCGGTAGTCACGCTGGAAGTCTCAGTCTTATTGAGGAATGTGCAGAGTTTTCCCCAGAGATAAACCCAGCATCTTTATCCATTCTGATTGATGCTTTCAAAAAACATTCCCGGCTCGCGAGTCAACTTTTAAGACTTGGCGCCCAAAGCATGGATCCCAATATCATTTATAAGGGGCATCATCATCTAACAATAGCCGAAACCCTGGCGCTCATTCTGGACTGTTTCCCCACAGATTCCGAGGGTTGCTATAGCCATTCAGGCCAGCCTGAATCACTTATTGAAAGTCTCCCAGATCCCGCGGATTTGAGTCTCCTGTTTCGAGACCATCGTAATCCCTAACTGCTGTGTGTAGTCGTTTGCCCCCTTCTCCGGGGGCTTTTTTTTCGCCCTCAAAACGGAGGTAAGCATGCACCCAATCCCCAAATTAACCGCGCAGCGCCTGGCCGAGTTACCGCCGGGAACGCCGATCCGCATCGGCTCTCAGCTGGTCACATTCAACGGCTGCAGCATTCGCCCGAACTATAAAGGCGTGGAAGAAACATTCGTTGATTACACGCTGCCCGACGGCACTCCCGGTTCGCATTTCGAGTACACAGTGCTTGATGCCGGTACTGAACACCTGGAATCAGTGCGATGCCGCTACTGCGGTCGTTTCCGCCACCCTGAAGACGTGGTGAAAGGCACCGTTAAACACTGGAATCGGAGCGAACGAGATGACTTCTGCGCAGACAGAGATTGCGCACTGCGTTACCAGCAAAGCATCCGGGTACCGTCTCACAAACGCGCTGCAGGATTGCGCATTCGAGGTAATCGCTGATGAGCCAGCTCTACAAATCACAGTTCCTGCATCGGCTGACCGGTGCTGACTTCCACCCGCGGCGCCGCAGCTGGTTATTGCCGGTTATCAGCGCGGCGCTGATTGCTGCGGGGATGTACATCGGATGGATGTAACGCTGATCCCCACGCCGCTGGCAATAAACGAATGGATGCGCGAGGCCACTGTCGACGCAATCCTGCAGCTCTGCCAGCAGAATCAATTCGGCCCTGCTGACCTTATTCAAATAGCCCACCAGCTGGCGCAGCGCGAAGCCGCTGCCGACGCCCTGACGGAACAATCTGATGACTATCTTGCGTGTAATTGATACGGAAACCACAAGCCTGGAAGGAGGCGTGTGTGAAATCGCCAGCGTCGACATCATCGACGGCGTTATCTGCAACCCGATGAGCGACTACGTGAAGCCGCCGGAGCCAATCAGCATCGGATCAATGGCGCTTCACCACATCACTAACGAGGATGTGGCCGACTCACCACCGATTGATGCTGTAATTGATCGCTATCTCGGTGCTGACGTCTATGTCGCGCACAACGCCAAGTTCGACCGCAGCAAACTGCCGCAGATCACCGCGCCGTGGATCTGCACAATGAAACTCTCACGCAAGCTCTGGCCGGAGCTGGAGAGCCACGGCAACCAGTTCATGCGCTATCACCTCGGCGTTAACGCCAACGTGCCGGAAGGCCTGCATGCCCACCGTGCCCTGTACGACTGCTACGTAACTGCGGCGGTGCTGATCGAGATTAACCGTCACGCCCGCTTCACCATCGCGCAAATGCGGGAAATTACCTCCCTGCCTTCCCTGCTGCACACGATGCGTTTCGGCAAGCATAAGGGCAAGACGTTCGAGGAAATTGGCGCGAAGGACCGCGGCTATCTGAAGTGGTGCCTGGCAAACATGGACCTCGATGAGGACCAGAAATTCACGATGCAGCATTTCCTGCAAGGAGGTTGATATGGGGATCCCGGTGCTTATCCTGGGGGATTCAGGCTCCGGTAAATCGGCCAGCATGATGAACCTGAATCCCGAAGAGGGGTTTCTCATTAACCCGGAAAATAAGCGATTGCCGTTTAAGTCGAAGGGCTGGAAAGCGCGCGACTTTGCAGCAAAAACAGGCAACGTATTCCACACCGACCTTGCTGCCGACCTCGTTATGGTTATCAACTTTGCGCGCCGCGCCGGGCGAAAGTTCGTGGTTATCGACGATTTTCAGTACGTAATGGGCAATTCCTTCATGCGGCGCCGCAGTGAAAAATCGTTCGAGAAATTCACGGAGATTGGCGGTGGCGCCTGGGACGTGGTGAAGGCAGCCCAGCAGGCCGAAGAAGACCTGATCGTTTACTTTCTCGCTCACACCGAAGAAACGGCTGCCGGCCGCATCAAGATGAAAACCATCGGCAAAATGCTGGACGAGAAAATCACTGTAGAAGGCATGTTCACCATCGCCCTGCGCACTCAGGTCACTGATGGCCGCTACCAGTTCACTACGCAGTCAGACGGCACTGACCCGGTCAAATCGCCGATCGGGCTGTTTGAGAGCTTCCAGATAGACAACGACCTGAACGCCGTCGATGCGGCGATCCGGGACTACTACGAATTGAATTAAGGAGTTAAATAACTATGCAGCCAATTTTCACCTTCAATCAGGAAGACGCCAAGAAAGCCGGACCGTCCGGCGCGTCAGAATCTGGAGCGTATGCTGGCATCATCCGCACGGCGTTGTTCACCAGCGCCCGCGATGCTAATTCCCAATCGCAGTCGATGGAGTTCTCGCTGGATGCCGACGTTGGTGCGATTAATTTCCTCCGCGTGTCGTATGTTGGTCGCGATGGCAACCCACTACAGGGCGGTAATGCCATGATTCAGGCCATCATGGGCCTAACAGGCGTCAAAGCTCTGCACGCAACCGAAGTGGTGAACGACCAGAACGAAGCGGAGTATCACTGCAAAGAACTGGAAGGCAAGCCGATCGGCTTCGTTCTACAGAAAGTGCTTTACACCAAGAACGCCGGAGGCGACGGGTACCGCTTCGAAATCCGCCAGGCATTTGGTACTAAAACCCGCAAAACCTACAAAGAAGGCATTGAAGGGCTGCCTGCTGAGACGGTTGACAAACTGGTAGCCTCACTCAGCGACAAAGACGAGCGTCAACCGGCTGGAACTGGCCCTGCAGGTGGCCAGGCAGGTAATCAGCAGCGCTCGATGCTGGGTGGACAGCAGCAGCAGAACCAGACGCAATCACGCCTGCAACAGAACGCAGGATCCCGAAATGTTGGACAGAATCAGCCGCCGGTGCAGGACTTCGACGACGATATTCCATTTTGACGCCAACCAACCAGCCCCACTCGGGGCTTTCTGGAGTATCTATGCCACTGCTAAATAGCTCGGCACAATCAGCAGCGCAGAAAGAGCGTGACGGCCTTTTCGCTGATGCCGCTCATCACTGGTTGCAAGCCTCACGCCATGCAACTGGCAACAACTTTACCTGGTACCAGCTGCGCGCAGAGTTCTGCGCTGGCATGGCCCGCCGCGCAGCAATTAAGGATCAGCAGCAATGACCTGGATTAACACACTCTCCGGCAAGCACTTCAGCTTTACCGATATCGATGCGGAGACCATTACCATTGAGGATATTGCCGGTGCTCTGTCGAATCTTTGCCGCTTTACCGGCCACGTGCAGGACTTCTACAGCGTGGCGCAGCATTCGGTGTACGTCAGCCGCCTGGTGCCGCCAGAAATGGCGTTAGAGGCGCTGCTGCACGACGCCGCAGAAGCTTACTGCGGTGATGTCAGCTCGCCGCTGAAGGCTTTGCTACCTGAATATCAGGGCATCGAAAATCTCATCGATATGACTATTCGCTTCAAGTTCGAGCTGCCAGCAGTGATGTCAGCGCAGGTTAAGCGCGCGGACCTGATTATGCTGGCCACCGAGCGGCGCGATTTCGATATGGACGATGGCACGCCGTGGCCAGCACTTGAAGGCATCGAGCCAGCCGATTTCATGATTTATCCGCTGACGCCACGTCAAGCGCGTGTCCAGTTTCTTCAACGTTACAATGAGCTGAAAGGAGGCATTTAGTGAGCTTCTATAAATTCAACACTGCTGCAGTGCTTGCCGCCTGGGATGAAGTTGAGAAACAGGAAAAAGAGCTGCGCCAGCAAAGCAAAACCTTTGCCGCCTTGTTCGGAGCCGTCCCGGTGTTCAATTCAGACCTGACGCGCTCTTATCTGTACGGCGTTCGCTTTGAAAAATCCATCTATGCAGATCCGTCTCTCTGGACAAAACCAACTGAGCAGTCAGGATTCTCCAGTTGGCCACGTGCAAAAGCACCGAAAGGCATGGGGGAAGCACACAGGGCACTCGTCGCTCTCTGGCGTGATAAAAAGCCCAAAATTGAAGTAGATCGCGACACATTCCTGAAATCCGCAGGCCTGGACTGGGGGATGCTATTCATGACAGGATGCGCCTACTTCCGGCACGGTGACACCGTCTATTTCAGCACGGGCGCGAAACCAGACCCTGCCGCCGGCGGCATTGAAATTCTCGGCAGTGAATATCAGCAAGCCAAAACTGCTGCAGGCAACTAACCCCACCCTATCCGCCCCCTGACCGCCAGCTACCGCCGCCGAATTCGTTGCGGTGCGCCTGCCTGCGGCCACTAGCAGCGGAAACTCGAGGTATTCACCGTGAAAAACGACGACATCAAAAATGTCAGCGTGATGCTGCACGTGAACGGGCAAACACTGGCGATCGTAATTCCCCCGGAGATGAAGCTGTCGATCGCGCTGTTTGCGCTCAGCGCGGCTTCAGGCGACGGTCCGGCGCAGTTGGTGACAGTGCCGCATACGTCATTGCCGCCAGATCCGAGGATGCAGCAATGATGGAATCGGTCGGAATTTATCTGGTTGGCATGTTTATGGGCTGCGCAGCAACGCTGCTGTGCTTCTTCTTAGTGGGCTGACTGCGGTCGGCGGGAGAGCAGAATGAAAGTAACAACCATTGAAATGAGAGGGTTGCTAACTGGCAAGTGTGTCCCTCGTGACATGAAAGTTAACGAAGATTTGGCGCAGTATTTCGTGCGTAAATTTGAAGACCACGCCGCAGAGGTTGCCCGGCTGAATGAGCAGGTGCGGGCGCTGGCGGCGGAGAATGCTGACCTGAAAGAAAGTCGTTCGGTCCTAGCAGAAAACTCACTGGAAACGTGCAATGCGATTTTCTCCGCGGGATATCATAATGCCGATATTCAACGTGGGCTTATGCAAAGTACAGGTAATGGGAATAAATACCCTAACCCGATAAAGACCCTGGTTGATGAAGCACTTCGCCCGTTAGAAACCCCGGCCACCGACGCCATCCTGAACGAAGTGCGGGCGCAGGCGATTGAAGGTTTCATGGCGTGGAGCGATTCTCACATCGAAGAAGGCGACGAGCATGAAGGGGCGTTACGCGAAGTGTCGAAGGCTTGCAAAGCATATGCCGCCCGCATCCGAAAAGGATATTTGCCATGAGCACACTTACTTTCGCATTCCTCATCATGGCCTCCCCGGTGCGCGACGGCAGCGCCTGGAGCATCACGCCTATGCCGTCTTTGGCCGTCTGCGAGCAGGTGCTGGCTGACGTTCGTTCGCATGGCGGCTGGGGCGACGATTTCCCCGCAGCGCCGGACGGAGCCTACTGCAAGGAGGTCACGAGTGGCTAAATCCCCCGCCGAACGTAAGGCAGCGCAGCGGGCGCGGCAGGCTGCCAGCGGTAACCGGAAAATTGAGCTGCAGCTCGACCAGCAGGAGCTGGCTATGCTCGAACAGAACTGCGCCGCCCGGCGGCCCGGACGGGAACCGTATGAGCTTAACGAGTACGTCGCGATGCTGATTCGCCGGGATAATGCCGAGCTACAGCACCTACTAAAAATAGTAGGTCATTGCGGCAAGTGTGGCGACAAAGCGCCTGTTACCAGCTGTCCGTGTGACGGTGAGGCGGCGTGCTGGGTAACAAGTGGGTGGCAAGGATTGAAGTTGGTGATATAAATTGTCGTGACATGTCACGGATTAAAGGGAGTAGAAATGCCATTTCGCTTAGCAAAAATCTTCCTGGGTGAAATACCACTGGAAGCATGGTTCGATATTGAACAAAAAACCCCAAACTCTCGAAAAAACTATGTAATTAATATAAAAATAGATGAAAAAACAAAATCTATTTTTGGTAATTTGAGGGGGGATGAGCCACTGGCTTTTCATGGTGAGCTTATTGATTCAGAAGAAGAATTCTTCTTATCAGTAATAACACCCAATCAATATCTATTTATTAATAAATAATCAACAAATTAAACCGCCACCCGGCGGTTTTTTTTACGCCCCCTCCCCATGAAAAACACAATCCGGCGACACCTCGCGCGCCACCACATTTTCTATGCCAGCATCCGCCCGGCTGCTGTGCTGATCCTGCTGCTTATCGCAGCGTTAACTACGGAGCTATATCTGACGAGGTGAGGCTATGCAAACTCAAATCCCCGCGGGAAAGCCTATTGGAATGGCCGGCAGGTAACGTGCCGCTGTTCCGCGTATGAGTTCCCGCACCGGTTCAGCGGCGGCCGGTGTAACGGCTACGCCATGGCTACAAGCTGCTGGGAAAACCGTCTCAGTTGCCAGCACTGCAACTGCCTTCATGCAGGCGGGTGCGATGTTATAAACGGCACCGAAAGCCCTTTCGAATGCCCGTACGTTCTCGATTTCTGCACCTACTACCAAATCAAACTCTCCTGACCAGCCGCCTGGCTGTCGAGGCACATTAAAATGACCGTTCATCAAATCAATGCGTATTGCGCGGAGGATAGCCGATGACATATCAACTACACGTTGGACCATGCGAAGTAGTGCTGAAGTCGGTTCCGGATAACTCAGTTGATGCGATTGTTACAGATCCACCGTACGGAATTAGCTTCATGGGCCACAAATGGGACTATCAGGTACCGACCGTTGAGCAGTGGGCGGAGTGCCTGCGCGTGCTGAAACCAGGCGGCCACCTGCTGGCATTCGGTGGATCCCGCACCTATCACCGACTGGTGGTTAACGTCGAAGACGCGGGCTTTGAAATTCGCGACATGATCGAATGGCTTTACGGCACTGGCTTCCCGAAATCACACAACCTCGAGGGAGAATTTAACGGTTGGGGCACGGGACTGAAGCCTGCACATGAGCCCATCGTAATGGCGCGCAAGCCGTTCAAGACGACGGTGGCCAACAACATGGCACAGTACCGCACTGGCGCACTGAACATCACCGCCTGTCGAATCTTCACCACTGAAGAGCTGAGCAGTGGACGCGGCGCGCTGCTGTCGCATCAACGTGACGGCAATGAACCCACCAGCAACTATCATCAGGCCCCAGAGGGGCGCTGGCCAGCAAATCTCATTCACGACGGTAGCGACGAGGCGATAGCCATATTCCCGGCGAATGCTGGCGCAGCATCACCGGTGAGAGGCACAGAGCCCTCAGCAGCTGGGACGGGCAATATTCTTGGTATGAGAAAGCGTGTCGCAACACATCATCATGGTGACAGCGGCAGCGCAGCGCGATTCTTCTATTGCGCAAAGGTAACGCCTGCCGAGCGCGACGAAGGAATGGAGCGATTTATCTCCTTTTCAGCTTCGGAAATGACTGGTGGGCGCAAAGAGGGAAGCGCGGGCCTTAACGATCCTCGCGCCGGCGCCGGACGCAGTAGCGGCGCAAAGAATCCGCACCCGACCGTGAAGCCGATTGCCCTGATGAAGTACCTCTGCCGCCTCATCACCTCACCTGGCGGAACCGTTCTCGATCCATTCACGGGCAGCGGCAGCACCGGTCGCGCTGCGATTGAAGAGGGATTTTCTTTCATCGGAATTGATTTAGATCCGGACAACATCGTAACCGCCAGCGCCCGCATCGGTTATTCCTACAAGCAAATGTCTGCGCCAGCAGCGCCAACTTGCCAGAACTCTGTACCACCCGCGATCAGCAGGTCGCTTAATCCTATCTAAACCTCAGAGGTCACTATGTCACTTATAACGCTCTATGAGTGGGGCCAGCGGCTTCCCGTTCCCCGCTCAATGGAAACACTGCGCCGCTGGGTTCGGGCCGGTAAGGTTTACCCGGCACCTGCTTTTGATGGCTACCAGTATCTGGTCGAGGAGAAGGCTGTGAAAATCGCTTCTGCTTGCACCACTCAGCAACACGCCCGCCAATCGGGCGATTCATTAACAACAAGGATCAAGAATGGCCGCACGGAGAAGAAATCATAAAACAAGGGACCTGCCACCAAACCTGTACGTCAGGAACGACGGTTACTACAGCTACCGGGACCCACGGACGGGTAAGGAGTACGGTCTGGGCAGAGATAAACGTTACGCCGTCACGCAGGCCATTGATGCGAATATGTCGATAGTGTCCGGGCCGATGGTTAGCCTGGTTGACAGGCTTAACGATACAGCAACAGTAACTATGGCGGACTGGTGCGCAAGATATATGGAGATTTTGACACGTAGAGGGGTGAGCCAGAGCTCTCTGAAGCAGTATGCAGGTCGCGTTGAGGCCATCCGCAAAGCCTTCAGCTCAGATGCAGTCACATCAATAACCACAAAAAATGTTGCTGAATTTCTGGAATCTTATATTTTATCAGGCAAAATAACGCGCTCAAAATTGATCAGGTCTACATTCTCTGACCTTTTCAGGGAGGCCATCGCTGAAGGGTTGGTGACAATAAACCCGGTGGATGCGACCCGTAATGCCCGCGTAGTAGTCAAAAGAAGTCGGCTGTCCGCTGACGACTTCGATACAATTTTACTCAAAGCTGGTGATGGTCAACCATGGATTGCATTAAGCGTTAAACTGGCGCTGGTAACGGCTCAGCGCGTCAGCGACATTGTGAAAATGAGATGGGATGACATCCAGGATGGAAGATTAAGAGTTGAGCAGCAAAAGACCGGAATGAAACTGGCGATCCCTTTGTCGGCTTCCATTCATGGGATCACGCTTTCATCTGTCATTGAAGAGTGTAGAAAATTACACCCAAGCTCCGCAACGCTGATCACAACGCGAATGGGCGCTCAACTGACAACCAGAAGTCTTTCCGATGCATTCGCAGCGCACAGGAACGCAACCGGGTTAACGTGGGAAGGGAATCCGCCGTCTTTTCACGAAATCAGGAGCCTCGCAGCCAGGCTGTATCAGCGTGACAAAGGTGAAAAGTATGCTCAAAACATGCTCGGTCACAAATCAGCCGAGATGACAGAGCGGTATACTGACGCACGAGGCAGCCAGTGGCTGGAAGTTGAATAG